CCAGATGGGAAAGTGATGTGCTGCCTTTGCTTTGATCGATTTGAGGTATCGAGTCTGAATGTTACCGAAGGCGGGACGCCAGAGAATGTATGCAAAGAATGCGCTGAGATGGAGGCGAACGACAAAATCCAGCCACATGATGGGCGATAATAGACATTCTCTTTCACACAAGACACCGCCGCCCAGCATGTTGGCTGCGATGCCTTGTTCAGCTTTGACCGCCCAAGGGGACGCCCTGGTGTTGGCCTTTCGGCCTGAATGGCGGGCAGGAGTGGCAGACGTAAACCCACCCCGCTACCTCTCGGCGTAACAACAGCGGAGGAAACTTTCGACCATGAACAACATACACTGCATACCAGTCGGCAACGGCGAACCAATGCACGAATGCCACACACAATGCTGGTGCCACCCCGTGAAAGACACTGAATCGGAAAACCTCTACGTCCACAACGCCAAGGACTGCCGCGAGAAGTGGGAGAGGCAGGGTCTCGAAATGCCGCCGTCCTCGCTGTGGGTGACGGTGGAGGAAAAGCTGAACGATCAAGGTATCTGACCGATGACAGCGCCCTACGACATCGCAAACAGGGAGGACTGGACCGCTGGCAGCGGTTCAGATCACCGCCTTGTTCGCTGTTTGGATCTCTTCTGCGGGGCAGGCGGTGCGGCCATGGGACTGCATCGTGCTGGCTTCGAGGTGGTGGGCGTGGACATAAATCCCCAGCCTCACTATCCGTTCGAGTTCCGCCAAGGGGACGCGATGGAAGCCGACCTCACGGGCTTCGATATGGTGTGGGCATCGCCGCCGTGCCAGGCATACACCGAGATGCAGAGAATGCACAAAAACCAGTCCGCGCACCGCGACCTGGTGGGGCCAATGCGCGAGAAGCTGGAAGCGTGGGGAGGCACCTGGATCATGGAGAACGTGGCAGGCGCGCCGCTCCGCTCTCACGTCATGCTCTGCGGGTCGATGTTCGGACTGCGGATCATCAAGCACCGATACTTCGAGGCGAACTTCACGCTGCCGCTGCTCATGCCGCCATGCGATCACCGCGACATGTATGACCCGTGGCACGGGAAAGGCCGGACAGCAACGGCGATGCGCGAAGCTCAGGGCACGCCATGGATACCATGCAGCGGCGGGGCATCACGCAAGCGCGGTGCCAGTGGTGACCTCAACAACGCGATCCCGCCCGCGTATTCCGAATTTCTGGGCCGCCACGCTCTCGCGGCGATCCATTCAGCGAACAAAGCGCCCTCCAACGGAGGCTAGCCGACGTTTGGAGCGGCGGAAGTTCGCCATTTTACCACCACCACCACCAATGACACCAACCACGTTCACAAATAGAACTCGCGCCCTTGGGCTGCATCGCAAGTATATCGGCCCCGATGCCGTCGCGGAACTCGCCCAGGTCGTCCAATGCCCTGCGCCGTGCGTCGAGAAAGCAGGCTGGGTAGATCGCAGCAAAGCGCCGTCTGCGCTGCGAAGCATGGGCAAGCTCATTGCTGCCGGTCTGGCGCGGCTGAATCGCGATGCGGGCCACTACGAAGCCACCGACGACGGGCGGCAGTGGCTGGCCAAACTTGCAAAGCACAACCTGCTGCCGTCGTAGTTTTTAGTTGGCAGAATCGAAACCTTGCCTGATAAAGAAATGCCGAGTCGAACCGGCCAACATGAAAACGCCAACATCACATCGCCCCGCTTTTGACTGTGCCCTTGTGGCATCTCTGCGTTTTCCAGAGTTTCGACCAGTCACTAGCGGGGCGGCCCTTTTTCTATGAGTGATGCCAAAAATAGCGGCAGACTGCCCGCCTTCCAATTCTATCCTGCGGACTGGCGCAAAGATCCGGGCGTGCAATCGCTTGATTATGAGACTCGCGGCATTTGGTGGGAAATCATCTGCCTGCTGCATGAGTCTGACGAGCGCGGCGTCTTGCTGCTGAACGGAAAGCCGATGCCGGAAGATGCTCTTTGCCGGTTGCTCGGTTTGGATAACCAAAAGCTAACCACCGCGTTAACCACCCTCCTAACCTACGGCGTAGCAAAGCGCAGGGAGTCGGATGGTGCGATCTACTCGAAGCGCATGGTTGCCGATGAAAACCTTCGCCAAATCCGCAAAATGGCCGGTTCAAAGGGTGGAAACCCGCTTTTGGTTAAGCAAAATACAACCACCCGGGTTAAGCAAAAACCAACCCCTTCATCTTCATCTTCATCTTCATCTTCATCTTCATCTTCAATCAAAGAAGAGTCGCCTCTGGTTTTGCCTTTCGAGTCGCATGAGTTCGCGGAAGCGTGGCACAGGTGGACGAAATACCGGAAGGAAATCAAGAAGCCGATCACCCCGACAATGGCAGAGTCGCAACTCAAGAACCTTGCCGCGATGGGTGAAGGTCGAGCCATCGCGATGATTGAGAACACGATCAGCAAAGGCTGGCAGGGGCTGCGCGAAGAGGTTGAGCCGCAACGCGGCAACGCGCCACGCCGAGGAGCCTTTGACCAATCCCGCATGACCGAAGGACTTACCGCCGAGCAGATCGGCACGCTTTGAACCGAAAACCACGAACACCATGAAACCGCTCTTTATCCCCCTGAAACGCGAATACTTTGAAGCCTTTGAACGCGGCGAGAAGGTTGAGGAATTTCGACCCTATGGTCCACGCTGGAATGAAGAAACCTGTCCAGTTGGCAGGCAGGTCGTGCTGTCTCTCGGTTACGGCAAGCAGCGCCGCCTGTTTGGCCGAGTCGCGAGCTTCCGAAAGGACGAACAACCGCAACTCATGCCCGCGTGGGTGCATTGCTACGGCAACAAGCACGCCGTCGCAGCCTGCATCGGCATCAAACTCCAAGCCTTTACCACGCCATGAACGCCGAGTTCGCGAAACGCTACTGGAAATGCGGTCTGGTGAAGGCAACGGGCGGTCCCGGAACTGACATCCGCCTCAATGGGCCGCGTGCTCACGATGGGAGGCAAAGCCATGACCGACGCTGAAATCATCGCCAAGGCGCAAGCCGAGCACAAACGCCGCCAAGCCGCTCTTGCGCTCCAGAAGGCTCAGGAGGCCGAGAAGCGGCGTTTGCAGGACGCAACCGCTCACGATGCCGCCGAGCGCGTTCTTGCCATGTTTGCGGCCAAGTCTGACGCCTTTCTGGCCGACCTCGCCAAGCTGCCAGCGCATCGAGACTGCGAACGCCATCCCGGCACGACGGCGGTTCTGAACGAAGAGGCTAGCTTGAAGGCTGCGCGTCCGGTCTATCGCTGCCCGCTCTGCGTGGACGCGAAGGCAATGCAACGATGGGAACGGGCCATGATCGAGGCGGGCATCCCTGCCGATGTCCGGCACGCCACGCTTGCGAACTTCGACACGGCTCGCCCGAACGTGACGCCATCGGAGGACGCCAACGGCAACAAGACCGGGTGCGTATCGCCAGCGAAGTTCGTCCAGGCCTGCCAAGCGTTCCTTGCCCGCGAGGCTCGGAACCTGTTTCTTTGCGGCGGTGTGGGCATCGGCAAGGGGCACCTTGCGGCAGCGGTGGCGCTCCAACGACTGCGCGACGGCTGGCGGGTGATCTGGACGGACTGCGCGGCGCTGTTCCGGGCCTGCCATGCCGCCTATGCGGCGGAGGGCTGGCAGGTCATCGCCGACCGGCACGCGGGCGCGGATTTGCTCATTCTCGATGAAATCTGCCTCAAGGCGCTGCCGACCGACGGCGAGGAAATTCTTTTCAGCATCCTTGACCAGCGCCACAAGGCCGGGCTGCCGACGATCCTGCTCGGCAATGCGCCTGCGCAACAGGTCCGCGAATGGCTAGGCTCGCGCATCCTTGACCGGCTGCGTTCTGGCGGCTGCAAGTTTTGCTTTGGCGCGTGGGACTCGATGCGAGGCCGTGAACGCGACGGGGCGAGCGATGAATTTTGAACCTAACCCCCGAATACCATGCAAGAGCTTAAACCAACGCAAGAAAATCTGCGGCTGCTATTGGGGCAAGCGCCAGCGGCAGACCTGACGGCCCTTAAAACGGCTATAATTTTGGAACGCGGAGGAATACAAAAAGGGCATCAGCTTACTGGTTTCATTCTGTGCCATCCAGAAACAGGCGAACGTTGCCTTGTCGAAATGTCGGCATGTCGATGGCTGACAAGGGATGAATCTTGGAAACTTATGCACCCATGACCGACTATGAACGAACACGCGATCAATTCAACGCCCGCGCCGTCTGCCAATGGGGCAAACGGCCACGTCTCGACTACGAGCCTGGCTGTCTCTTTGTCGAGTGCGCCGAAGGTGATAAGTGCCGTTGTCGATTCGCTTCCGGCGAAGGTGAGTCCGCCAACGCCTTCCTGCTCGAATGGCATCGACGCTTTGCCAAGTAAAACGTGCGCTCGCTGCCTTGGCCGTGGGCGCGTGATCGTGAATGCCGGAACGGGGCTTTTGGCGGATTGTCGAGCCTGCATCCCACAAGGCGAAGACGCACGACTGGCACGCGAACGCGCAGAGGTCAGGCGAGCACAACAAAAAAAGCCGTTGAAAGGGCGTCCCTGTTGCTGAACGGTCCAAGATCGCCCGGAAGGCCGTAAAGGCTCGCTGGGCAAAAGCCATGACCAAACTCCAACCCTTCCTCAAGGCATGAAAGCCCATTCTCCAATCCTGCGAGAATTTGCCCTGACTGAGCGCAAACGCGGCGCTAAGATCAGCGAAATCTCGGCGCGGCTCAAATTGCCATCCAGCACCGTCAAGGCGTGGCTATTTCGCGGACATGCAACCAGCCATGCAACCATCACGACAGGAGCAAAACACAACAAGCATGCAACCGGACATGCAACCGGCCAGTGGATGCAATCGCTCCACCACGAATCCGCGCACTTTATCGTGAACAGCCTTCCGGCATGCTCGAACGCCGACAACGGGGCCAAGATCGTGCCCGGCATGGCGTGGCTGCCGCATGACGGCTGCGTTCGGAAGTGTCTGCGGTGCATGAAGAAGGTGGAGAACGACACCATCGAGAAAGACCCGCAACACTTTCAAACGGCCCTCGACCGCATCCGCTCCGAAGTCCAGAGCGCTCTGCTATGAAGGCCAACGCATAGCTCATGGATGCCGCACCTCCAGCCCTCGACCTCGCGCATGATGCCCCTGCGGCAGCCGCGCACCTCCAACGCCGACGCCCCGCCGAACTCGTCGCCGACATCGTCGCCCGCACCCTCGGCCCCCGCTTCACCAAACAGGTCGAAGCCTAGCTCCCGTCAATCCGTCAACCTCGTCACCACACACGCCCCATGCCCCTCGACACCTCCCAAATCGCGTTTGCCAAAGACCTCCTCAAAGCCTTCCGGGATGAATGCCCACCCCGCCTCGCGCACGAGCAGGTCGGCACCGCCGACGCCGTCCTTACCCTCGTCACCACCATCGAGGCCGTCGCGCCCAAGGCCGAACTCTGGACCACCTCCCCCGACCCCGCGGACATCACCGGTCACTCTCCCCTCGGTGACCATCTCTACATCACCCGTCGCCATTTCGGCCTCACCGTCTGACCGCCATGCACGCCACCCCACCCACCCCTTATACCGCCACCCAAGTCGTCCACCTCCTCGGCGGACCCTTGGATGGCGAGTCCCACGAGATCCCCGCCAGCGCCTCCGCTCTCGTCTTCGAACCCGCCGGCAACGCCGAATACTGGGACGGCGACACCACCCACGCTGCCATCCCCCTCGCCGGCCACAGCTACTTCCACAACCCCTTCGCCACCCAGCGCCTTGGGCGCGAAACTTTCACCCATCACCCCACCCTCCGCTGGGACTTCGGCGCACCCATCAGTCAATTCGGTCACCCCGGTCAATAAAGTCACCACACATGTGGGCGCGGACAGGTGCCCGCGTTCATGTGGGGCGAGTGAAGACATCAACAACATGAGTGACAACCCAAGATATACAGTTGGCGACATCGTTCGCCTCAAAGCAAACGACATGGTGCGCGGCTTTCGCGTGTGGAAAGTGAATGCGGTCTGCCTCGGCGGAGTCGGCCAAGAAAGCAACTATCAACTCGCCCCGCTTGATAAAACACAAGGCGGTGACGACACGGTGGCGAAGCGCGATTGCTTGGTGCCGTGCTGGCTACTCGAAACACACCCAGGAATCGAGCGAGTGTAGGCTGACGCGCAGCGTTCGGAGCAGCGCCACGGTTCGAGTTGACTTTACGACCTGCATTCAACCTCATACAAGCATGCCTGCATTGAAGAATCTAAAGCACGAAGCCTTTGCCCGAAATGTCGGCATTCATGGCATGTCGGCAGCGGAGGCCTACCGGACTGGATGGCCTAACTGCTCTGAGGCGACGGCAGAAACGACCGGCCCTAAGTTGGCTCGCGATTCTCAGATCAATCTCAGGATTATGGAGTTTAGAGAAGAGGCAGCAAAGCGAGCGGCTGAAAAAGACTTCCTGACCGTCGAGGAAAAGCGGGCGTTTCTGGCGAAGATCGTTCGGACGCCCATTGGTGAGGTAGATGAAAACTCCGACTTGTGCCAAGAGTTCAGCTTTGATGTCATCGGCGGAGGTGCACGCGGCAAACTCAAGCGAGGCCAAGCCGACGAAGGGAATGAAGTCGAAGAACCGCCTCGCGAGCGGTTGAAATTCAAGATGCCATCCAAGCTCGACGCCATCAAGATCGACAACGACCTTGCGACCGATGGGGCGCAGGCGGTCGGCAACAAGGCCGTCGCGGATGCCCTGCCAGACCTCGCGGCAGTGGTGGCGAGCATTTTCAAACCAAAGGCATAACGATCCACAATGACCACCACCGTCACAGCCGAGCAAATGGCCGCGTGCCTGGGCGACAAGCGATGGCGGCTCAACAACCTCATGCAGATTCTGCCCGAGGACGACGAGGACGGCGGGCTAATCCCGTTCGTGATGCGTGCCGAGCAAGAGCAATTCCTGCGCGAGCGCCACCACCGCAATTTCGTTCCGAAGGCTCGCAAGCTGGGCATGTCAACGCTGATCGTGCTCGACAACCTAGACGAGGCCCTGACGGTCCCGAATACCCATTGCGCTATTGTGGACTACCGCGAGGACGACGCCTTGAAGAAGCTCGACATTGCCCGCCGGGCGTGGAAAGAGGGGCCACGGCATCCGAATCCTGTCATTGCTCACATTTGGGCACAGATTCACAAGGGCTTGAAAATGGTCAAAGACACGACGGAACGGCTCGAATGGTCAAACGGCTCCTGCATGGAGGCCTCGACCTCGTTCATGGGCGGAACGCCTCGCCGCATTCACTGGTCGGAAGCAGGGCCGCAGTCTGCCCATGCGCCGGATCGCGCCCGGAAGGTCAAACGAGGCACCCTGAACGCCATCGGGGCAAACGGCATCATCGATGTAGAGACGACGATGGAGGGCGGAGAAGGCACGCCAGCCCGTGATCTGTTCGACCTCGCGCTTTCGATGGTAGGCAAGCCACTGTCTCGCATGGACTGGCGGCTTCACTTCTTCCCGTGGTATGGGCATCCGTCCTACGACCTGCCCGGCCATGTCCCGCAGTCTGACGAGGTGCTGAAATACGCGGCAGAGATGCAGGCAAAGCATGGAATCAGCCTCTCGGCCTCGCGCTGGGCATGGTATGAGAAAAAGCGCCAAGAGCAAAAAGACGACGTATGGACGCAGTTTCCGACCGTCGCCGAGGAGGCAATTCGCACCGTCATAGCTGGGCAAATCTTCCCCGGCATGGTGACGCTGAAAGGGGCTGGCCGCATCCGACCGCTGACCATCGAGGCCAAGTATCCGCTCTGGACCTTTTGGGACATCGGCAACGACGGCCTTTCGTGCTGGCTGGGCCAACAGGTATTCCGTGACATCTTGTGGCATCGCTTCCGGTTTACGACCG